TGACATAGCTGAAGAAGTGGCGGAGCAGTTTTTCACTGACTCTACACACTATGTTATTCTGAACGCTGAAAACTTAGGGATATGAAACCAATACTAGAATGGTACAAAGATTTACCAGAACCAATCAGAAGCCAAGCGATAGCGAATTATGACCCTAACTATTGCAATCACGACGAAGAAGCGTACTCACTAAGCAAAGCGTTCTTAGATGGTTTTAGTTGGGGGGGAAGTAATGAAGGCTTTATATACTGGGACGATATAGACGACAAAGCCGAAGCAGGATATTACGACAAACCACAATCCCCCCTCGAACAATCCCTGTCTGACCTAACAAAGACTCTGGAGGAAATGAAAGAATCAATTGAATCAGTACGTAAAGCAATCGGAAATGAAAGATGAATTGATAGCAACCGCATACACTATGTTCTTAACGGTAGCTGTATTCGCATCACCTGTATTACTTGAGTGGTATGTAACAGAAATCCTCGGAAGGGAATATATAATCGAAAATATGCCAGTTGGAGTGGTTGTCTTCATGGTGATTTTATTTATAGCTCAAATATTATTGGCAGTATATTTTTGGATTAACGCTTTTAACCCTGAGGAAAAATGATAATAACTAGAGAAGAATCAACAGAGTGGAACTACCCTTGTTTTGGTAGGGCTAAAGATGGAGATGTAGTGTGGTTCACAGCGAGGGGAGTAGGGGAAATGGTGCGTGGCACTACTCATCTATCTGATGGGTGGAGGATGGACTACTTCACCCCCATCGACAACCCCTTTGAAGATAAGGTAGAGAAGTTTAAACCCATTACAATAGTATTGGAGACTCAGGAAGAGGCGGAAGCTATGTATGATGCGATGCGAGCAGGAGCAGATACAAAATACGTAGACTGGACCAAGCTAGGCAATCTCCTAGACTAACCTAACTAGCCCCATTCCTTAATTGGTTTGGGGTTTATTTTTGTAAAAGTTTGGTAAGTATAAAAAAAGTATTATCTTTGAGTATCAAACAAACAAAGAACGCTATGACAACTCTTACAATCACATCAGCAAACAACAAGAAATACATCAGCAAAACAATATCTTTAAATAAAGAGACTGGAATTGCAACACTTGGAAGAACAGAGTATACCATCGATTTTGGAATACACCAACCAAACAAACACCTTGGAAGCTACAAGGTTGTTGACCACACAGTAGAGACAGCAACTAGATTTGTTTTGTACAAGGTTGGTTCTTCAAACTCTAACACAGGAATAGTCATTCACTCATTCACTAAATAAAAACAAGAGCCTCACCTAACAGTGGGGCTTTTTGTTTGCCGTTTATTCCTTATCTTTCGTCTACCTAGTAGAGCCTTTAGATATGATAAGTTTTAACAATATAGTAGACACATTCCAGACCTTTGTAGACAATCACTTCTTCTTAAAGACCTTTGGGTATGGCAGCCAAGAAGATGTAGACCAAGAGAAGAACACAGACTTCCCCCTGCTTCACCTCGTATACACTCAAGGGAGTTATCAAGACGGTCTAAAGAACTACTCACTCGATATTTATATCCTAGATCTACCCAACGATAAAGAGGATAAGGTATCATTCCAAAAGGAAGCAATCTCAGACAGTGAAAAGTGTGCAGAGGACATCATCAATGATATAACAAACGGCTTTAACATCTTTACTTGGGCTATTGGTACTACAGTTCAATCTGCTTCCATTACTCCATTAGAAGAAGAGACAAAGAACACCCTAGCAGGAGTGTTGTTGAGTATCAGTATAGACGTTCCTTATGTTTATAACGCTTGTGACCTTCCATTAATTCCCGTTACTCCTTCTGCTCCTAGTGATTGCCTACCAGCTACCTATGTAAACGGAGATAGTTCTTTCACAATTGAGATAGTAAGTGGATCAACTTACACTGCTCCAAACATAACAGTCACTCAAGCGGATGGTACAACCTCTTCAGTAGTACCTAACATTAACCTCACTTGTGCATTCCCTGTATTGGAGTTAGTGAATACTGCTGGAACAAGTTTAGAGGATATTACATCTTATCCAGCGGGTGGAGAGATTGTAGTTGTCGATACCCCTGTAACTAACTCAGATGCTTCATTCACTGCCAATGCTCCAAGTGGGGCAACGTATACTGCGCCAGATATTGACGTTACACAGGTCAATGGTACAACGGCTTCAGTCCCATCATTGCAGGATATTGTATGTACATGGAACGCAATAAGGATTAACAACCTTTTAGGTGCAACACTAGCAACTGTATCTACTTTCCCTACTGGTGCAATCTATGAACTAGCAGACCAAACGGTAAAGATTGCTAACTCAGGAGCAACGGTAATAGAATTAGGTATTAACTACGCAAATGATACTAACCTTTCAATTGCCGACACCACTTTAGAGGATTCAGCAGGAACAATCCTAACCCTTCCAACAGTACGACAAATAATAATTCCAAATACAGTTGTGACTTCCGCTTCTGTTACAGGTGAACTAATGACAATCGTAGTTCCTACGGCTGTATCACCAAGTGGTATCTGTTATGAAAACCCAAAGCCAGCCTTTAACCTATCGTATACAACGGGTGATTCGTGGAACAAGTTTGAGGGCGGGGCTTATGATAGGACACCTCCTTCATATCCTGTTAGTTCGGCTCAGTTGGACTACTCAGCTACTCAAGCAGACGTGAGAGGAACACCAGCAACGGGAACACTGTCTACTGATTCAGTAGCACCTACAATGCTAAAGGACAATAACAAGCACGGTAACAAGCACGTGTACACAGACGATATTGGCAACCCTTCGGACGCTTCAGTAGGTTCAAATCTTTGGGCGCACGTAGACTGGAACGGTCATTCATTCGCAGGGGCTACAGCGGGTATTATTGAAAACCATCTTACAGACTACTCATACACTCAAAGCTATCTATTAGACGGTGCTAAGTTCAATCTAACACCAACAGACGGTCAAAGCTGGGGCGATTGGATTACTTACGTTAACGGGCTTGGTACTTACTTAGGGTTGACTGGATGGATGCCTTTAGATGGGTCAGATATGACAGGACCACACGGGGCGAAATGTATGCCTGCTATCGTTTGGGCAGATAACTTCTTCAATCTTGAGAGGTCAGATAATAGAGGTTCCTTCTTGACTGGTGAAAACTCAACCGCGACTTTGTATTACAGCTTCTATGATTCGGGAAACAACGATATGATGGTAGACGTAAGTAAGGCAACGTCGTCTGGTTTCCAAGATGTCATAGTGAATATCTTCCTTAAAAGAAAGAACAGTTGAAATTTAAAGAACTACAAGCCACTCTTGGAAAGCTAATAGTTGAGAGGGCACAGCTAGAACTTGGAGCCACCAGAACCATTAACGGGAGGAAGGTTAGAAGGGTAGCCAGTGATGCTTTGAGAAAGGGTTTAAACTTTACTATCAATGGTAAGAACCTTTCTTTAAACAGTGTTCAGAAGTACGGGGCTTTCATTCACTACGGAGTGAACGGTACTAAAAAGAAATGGGGTTCACAGTTTAGTTATGGAAGTAAGCAGCCACCTATTGAACCTATTATAAAGTGGATGCGATTAAAGGGTATTAAGGTAAGGAAGGTAGGCGGAGCATTTGCAAAGCAGACACCGAAAGCCGTTAGGGGTTTAGCCTTTGGAATATCTAAGAAGATTAAGGAGAATGGAATTGCCCCATTACCTTATTACAATTTAGCAATAAGTAACGTACTGAAAACACAGTCAGCACTTATAGCAAAGGCAATAAAGAAAGATGTTGAACTACTTTTAAACTTTGATTAATGGCTATCACACTTGTACAACAACCAGCAGGAGTATTTAACATCGGGGCAGGGGGTGGAGGCGGTGCAGTTCTGTTCTCTCGTGCTAAATTAATAAGCACTTACACGACCAGCAGTATAGCACAAACAAACTTCAAGTACTTAGTTCAGATACTTGAGAACGGTACAGAGATATTCGAGGCTTATGTTAGTCCTAATCCTGCTAACGCTTTGGTTTTTGATATGTCACCAATTGTAAAGGGAAGGGTAAAGGCTCCTGATG